GATCCTGATGCTAAAGATATGTTAGAGATCATATTATCACTTTTGAATATAGCACAAATCCCATGTGGACCATATTTTCTAACATTGTTTGCATCAGTCTTATCTACTTCACCATCTCCTGCAGTTTTAATATTATCCCACACCCAGTTATAATAAACTTTGTCACCAATGGTTACTGCTTCAGCATTATACCAAGGCTGATCACCGTTTGTTAACCAAGGACTACTAGGACCAGCATATTTTGCACTTTCTATTGCAGCTGATTGTACACCACTTTCAACATATAGTCCATAGTATTTAGCTAACAATGCTGCATAAAAATCATCATTATTTATTACAACACACCCACCAGATACATAGCCATTACTAGGTTGATTACCTAATGTTTTAGTTGGTTTTATCGTAGTACCATCGTACTTTATAGATCTAGCATTTGCTAATACTTTTGTAGCTCCAGCTTCTGTAATTCCCCAATCACCGTCCGCAGTAATAGGAGATGTCATATATCCTACCTTTTCAACTGTTTGAAACTTATCAATTAATGCATCAGCATTTTCTCTGTTGACTGCTATTTCTGGAGATACAAACATGAAATAATTGTTAGATTGTGTATTTGACAAATTAAAGGTATATTGGAAATCTCCATTATTGTGGGTCTTTGCATAATAGCCATGCTTATTTGAATAAGCTAGATATGGGAATGGTGTTAAGATGTTAGAATCTCTATCATAATTTGTAATACAACTTACTACACCTTGCGCTAATATGGTTCTATCAGACAGTGTTCTTTCACATCTAACTATTTCATATCTTACTACATCTGAAGGTAGATTCTTTACTTCAAATTCAATACCAAGTGGTTTAGTAACAACTGATAAATTAGATCCATAATCACTAGCTTCATTAGAAGTAAAGAACTTATAACCCGTATCTTTATTAGACGGCATTCTTATATCACCTATCCAATGTACAGGGGATGCTAAACCTTGTTTATTGTATAATACAATACCAAATCTATAGATTTCATCCCTCATATATCCTTTTACTTTGGATTCTATTTCAGCATTAGAATAGTTTGGTATCTTATTACCAGATGATAAACTTATTGAATTTGATTTGTCATTTCCCTCGTAGTTGATATCTAGACTAGTAAGAGATCTTGATGAGGCATTAAATGTAAATTCTTCATTTACCATTCCTCTTGATGTGGTAGATCCATCTTCTAACAAGTCTGTAGTAATAAACCTATAAGACACATTCTTACCTTTACCACCTTGTATATATCCTCCTGTTGGAGAAGTAGTGTATTTATAAGCACTACCATCAACATTAAATGGGCATATACAATCATGATCTTTAGGTATATTTGTAGTAGTTAATGCAGATAAAGCAAAGTTTAATGAAGAGCCAGAGTTAGATAACAATAATACATTGCCAGAAGAATTAGCTCTAAATGCTCTAGCATCATATTCTACATCCCATGTTTCCTCAGTAAGATTAGCAGCAAATAGCCTATTATCTTTAGATTCTATTACTTCAGGTATAAATGTATAATTAGCTAATGAATTAAATTCATCAATACTTAATTCCGATACTAAGCTACCACCTTTATCTTCATAGTTTATTACAGAACCAGTGCCAATAACTATATCATCTACTATAGATATTACAGGTACTTCATTCTTTGCCTTATAAAATAAAGAGATTATTCTAATTCTATCAAATCCAGTGCTATTATTTCTTACCTGTAACTTTATGGACTTACCAGTATTTTGTCCTTTAGAACTTCCTCTTACAGCATTGTAATTAGTTTTTTGGTCTTTATCACTCAAATGATAAAGAGGAGTAAGTGGAGATATTGCAGACTCTGTACCTCTTACTTTAAACAATTGATAACAGTACTGTATCATTCCAGATTCTAAACTACCTGTTCCAAATCCATTAAATTCAAATGGAGGTAATGTAGCCTTTGGTAGCATTACTATAGTATCCGAAGTAATAGATGAATTACTAGATATGTGATCATCATCCACATTGATTACTTTAATTTGTGAATGACCATCTGCCCAATATACTTTTACATTATTACTTGCTTCCCATCTACATACACTACTAATTGCAGCTACGTTGCTAGATGATACTTCTATATCTAAAGGTCTATTAGTTACTACTTTTGTTACAATTGGTTCCTCTTGGGATCTAGAAAAATCAATTCTATATACATTATTGTTATTTGTACCATTAATCTTAGTAAAGACAATCGCCCAATCTCTTACTGTGGTAACATGTATGATAGTTTCACCAGACAAATTTGAAGAAGGTCTACACGCTAAAAATCCTTCTATATTTTGCATTGCTGCAAAAGAAGATCCTTCATTCGTTAGTATACGAATGTTCTCTGCATATATATACTGGTTATCTTTCAATACGGAATAATCTACGTCCATACTAAGACCCCCAGAAAATGTATTTGTTTGTCTAGTAGCGTTCATTTGCGTTATAAATTATTTGTCTTTCCCCAGTATGTGAATAAAAAGTATTGTGATCTCTAAATTCTGGAACGATTTTATTCCAATTATTTTTAATAGACTCCATACCATCTTCATTTGGCATCAATGCCTCAGCATATGCTTGGTTTCTATAAAAATTCCAAGATCTTCTAATATCGTAGTACACTTCTCGATTTAACTTACCATTCAAATACTCAGGATACTTCAGTTTCATTGTAACATACCAGTATATAGCCTCAGTATAAGAAGTTAAATCTGGTATTAAAGCGTATCCATCTTCATCGGTAGGTATCGCACTGTATGATAATTTTAAGTAACCTGACGGAACATTACACATTATAAATCCAGGTTTGATACTATATTGCAATCCACCACTAGGATTTGCTGTATTGAACCCATCGTTATGTGTACGTTCGTTTATAAGATTTGAAATAATTGTACGTAGATTTTGATTGGTATTTAGTAATTCTAAAGCCTCTGTTTTATCTATATTACCGATCATATCCACTACCAAGTTAACCATTGTATCCTCTTGTACAATCATATTTGGGTCACAATGTTCACAGCAATTATTATGACGGCATTCCTTTTTGTGGCCAAGTTCATCATAACAACCACAATTGCAACAACATTTGTCATGTCCCCAAACAGCAAATGAACCTGTAGCTTTCCTCATAGGAAACCAAGGTCCATCACAATTGAAAGAATATGCAACTTGATGTAATTGATGAAGATCACATGGTAACGATGCTTGATGTCCACACAGTTTTGTAATTGGAGTACCATCTTGACCAGATACTTTTGGAATAAACTGTGTAACAGCGCCAATCTTTTCAATTGCTTCTCCACACCAACTTCGTACATCTGATATACGGATGTCGTCTTCTTTCAAATCTAGATCAGCAATTATCTTAGCAATTACCGTTTTAATTGAAGTTAATTTTGTAATCATAATTCTCTATAATCTCTAATGTGATTTTTGATAATCTGAGCAAGATGCCTTTTATTATCCCTTGTCATCACCAATTGATATTTGGTTTTATTTGGTGTTATCATATTCTGTTTATTCCAATATATTCTATATTTATAGAAGTTAGAATGTTCATTTAAATGATAAATAACTTTACCGGCTTTCTTGCTCTCAGCATAATCAATTCGAAGACTCTTTCCAGTATACTCTTTGGGTTTGTGTTTTACTATTTGAATGGTCCCCATTCTACATGGTAATTTAACCTCTTTTCCATTTTCTATTAATTCATCTCTAAGGTATTTAAAGTAATCATTTATTATATCTCTAAACACTCTGTATTCAACTTGATATAGTGGATTATCTTCTACATATTCTAAGTATGAATCATAAAAATTGTGTCCTGTATAAGCTTTTGTCTCCATTATTGAACTTTTACATCATTTGTACTATTGTTAGTAGTATCATTTGGCATTTGCAGCATCAAGTTTAATTCTTTAGTAAAGATCATATCTTTAATTGTGGGTATCATGTTTGCAGGAACAGGATATGGTGTATCATCCCTATCAAAACATTCACCAATTGATGTTGGGTCCTCTAGTATACCATCTATTCTAACATACTCTAGATGTTCTGGTCCCATTATGTACAAATGATTTCCTTTAAGATATGCAATATAATCATTGCATGTATATTTTCTATTAATTTGATACTTTGCTTTGGTTTCAGTTCCAACTTGAATCAAATTACCATCTAAGTCTTTTACACAAATCAATCCAGATCCAAAATGTAAATCTATAAACTTTGGTAGTTCTTCATCAGATTTATAATTGTATCCATCTGTAGGGCAATTACGTACTTTAGAAATATGTAATGGTCCTATTGTTTGAACATACGATTCATTTATGTCTCTGCCTTTATCTAGATCTTGTTTGATCAAGTATGCTCTGTATTGATGAATCCATTGCTCTACTTGTATACGACTTAGATTTTCACTTTCTGATACATTATTATCTCTTAAGATGTTATAAATGTCGTCTATAATTGCGTTTAGTGAATTAAATGTCATTTCCACGAATTATTAATTGTTATTGTTATGGATTCTTTTTTATCCTCAGCTTTCTGAAGTAAAGACATAAGTTTTTCAAATGCTATTCTAGAGTCACTTATCCAATCTTCTTTTTCACCATCCCAAGTACCTACAAGTATACACCCTTCTGTATCTTTAGAACTATTACCAGTATGAATTCTAATCCCACTAAAATTAGGTACGTTAAGTATTTCTGGTAATATTTTCTTGAATCTTGGTGAATAAGTTAATTTAACTTCATAAGTACCTTCGGATATTGCAGTTTTACCATAAACTTTTTCTCCTTCTGGTCTCACTCTATCTTCAAGAGTGTCTGCTATGTGTTCCCCATCAACATACAATTCTCCAATGGTTGCAGAACTACCTAGAAAGATTCTATTTAATTTTAATTCCATTTTATGCAGCTGGCGTTTCTAATGCAGCAACTCTTGCTTCCAAAGCTTCATAATCACCTTCTAGAGTAGTCAATCTAAGATTTAAAGCTGAAATCAATTCTCTTACTTCATTATCGTTGTAATTAGATAGACCTGCAAGTTTAGATTTTTCAGCTGTTGTATAATCTTCAGTAGATAATTGCTTACCTTCCACTTTGTCTACTTTGGATTCTTTAAGAGTTTCCACATCTTGTTTTAAAGTACTAATGTCTTCAGTAGCTTTGTTATTTACCAAAACCCACTTGGTACCGTCAAAATATTTCAAATCTCCACCATTTGCATTAGATGATAAATCTGCCCAATATTTAACAGAAGCAGGGTTGGGTTGAATTGTACTAGCTAGGATATCGTATTTGTTATTGTATAATGTGCTCATATTGTTTAAAATAAAAAAAGGTTGACTAAATAGCCAACCTTTGTGTTTTAGATTTCTTTTTTTATTTCTCCTTCTGGTTCTACTTTTTTGTCTTCAGTAGAATTAGGTGGAGTATTTTTTATTACTTCCGGACGAACAGCAGATACGTTTTGTAAAAGTTGTTTAAGCTCTTTCACTTCAGCTTTTAAGTCATCAAGTTCTTTGAAATCTTTTGTCACATTGGTTGTTATGTCCGAATTTACATTAAGTATTTTTAAGATGTCTTCACATCTCCTCATCTCCTCATCAATCTTACTCAGGCTCTCTTTCTTAATTCTACAATCATCAAGAGACTGTCTAACCATGTTAACAATTTGTGATTTTTCTGTGGCTATAGTAAGACCGATGGATGAATCGGTCATCATTGTTTTATCTTCAGATACTGACAGTTTTCTTTGTTCACCATCACACGAAATCACTAGATCCACGAGCTTACGTCTATTTTGCATAGGCATCGGAAATTGTGTCGGTGGCACTGGTTCGTCATAGGGTTTTGATACACTGACTACCGTTCCTAAACTGTACGTTGTGTTCTTTTTAAAAGTACCTGTTATCTCGAGTACGTGTATTCTGGTACCCGACGTTAACTGAGAGAATGTCATATCTTTATAAGTTTAAAGAATATGGGCAACTCTCATAGCTGCCCATATATCTTGATTAATATATTAAGCAGCTGGTGTAGGAGCAGCAGGAGTATAACTCATTAACTGTATTACATTGTCACATTTGTTAAAATATGCAATGTATCTGTTCCCAGCACTAACTTGTGAACCAGTAATTGGTGCACTTGAAGCATTTACTAAAGGTATATTGTGAGTATTAGAAGCAGTACTTACAGAACCAGAAACTGAAATAAACACAGGTAGACTAGCTCCCGATGCTTCTGCCGTGTGGCGTACCTCCAAAACAATTACACCTTCTTTAGGTAATCTACACCATACTTTAGGACAGATACCTAATACTACATTTTCAGTGGACTCACCTAGTGCTATAGTTTTTACTTTAGGTATTACTAGATCTAAAATATTTACGGTGTTGTTTCTACCAAATGGATTAAATACGAAAGGATACATAATTGCCTCCTTTCTTATTAAGCGCAACAGCTATCGCCGTATCCGTAAGGATAACCGTAACCGTATCCATTTAACCCACCATTACATCCATAAGGATTACATGTTAAGTAAGCAGGAACCGGACAAGGTCTAATTTGACTAACGATATTAGAAGTCTGTTGTTGTAGCAATGCAGAAGATTGCAATGCGTTCTTCTCGTCACGTAACGTGTCGATCTTATTCTGCATTTCTCTCATCTCTAATTGACAGAACTTGTCATTGATAATCTGAGTCTGAGCATCTATCTTAGCACCAAGAATGTTGAATCTTGTAGCATTTTCACTAGACAAGGTATTGAAACCTGAAGTAATAGCGTTCTGCAAAGTATTAGTTTGCTGACAGATAGACAATCTGTTATCAGCATTCATCTGAGTCAGATTCAAATTAACTGAATCAATTGAACGTTGAGTTGTGCAACAACAGTCACTAATAGCTTTGATAACATTGCAGTCACCTGCGTTAACTGCATTAATTACTCTTTCTGCAGAGAAACCTACTTCACCGCCAACTTTACCAATTGCATTCTGGATAGAACACAAAGCGTTGTCAATTGACTTAACGTCGCAGTTCAGATTAGTAGATAATGTATTGATTGCATCTTTATTACCATTGATTGCTTGCATCAATAAGTCTGTATTGTTGTTTTGATTACCCATAGCAGCTAAACGAGCGAAATCCGAATTTGTTTCTGCTTGGTTTCCACGACCGAAGCCGTTTCCACCCCATCCGCCCCACATCCAGAAGAGCACGATGATGAAGATCCACCACCAACCACCGTTACCACCGAACATGCCATTACCATTGTTCATCATGGCCATTAAAGCAGCGGGGTCAAAACCTTTATTAGCATTCTGCATTAACGCAGCGATACCAGCATCAATACCACCACGGTCTTGTACAATAATTCTTTCGTTTTCTAACATAATGATTTATAATTTAATTGATTTATATATAATTTGATAATTAGAAATATCTAACAGATGTGTTACGTCTATCTCTGGATTCTTTATCACGGTCACGCATTTCTTTTTCACGATCCCCATATTCATACTCTAGTTCATAATATCTATTACGACCAGGTCTTTCATACTCGTCATAATATTTAGAGTAAGGATAATAACGTTCGCTTTCTTTATTTGCATATTCCATTCTACCAGAACGTCTTGCATAACGACCATATTCTTCTTCACGATCTCTGTGCATACGTTCGTATGCTTTATAATCGTTTTCTTCGTCGTCACACATAATGTACACATAGTAGTGCCACATCTTGCCTTCTGAAATGTCTTTGTCACAAAGCCAAGCTTTAGCTAATTCTGCGAAATATTTGGTATTTGCGCTACCAGTCATTGCTACTACTGCTTTATAAAAGTCTGAATATATCATATTCATAGCAACAAACCAGTCCCACTTATTATGTTTCTCTGATTTTAAGTTTATGCCCATTTGATTGGCAACGGACGTTGTCTCTTCAACCGTCCAGTGAGGACCTTTTGTACCATCCTCATTTTCCATACCCTCTACAGCATAGCGAGCATGTTCCTCATCAAAATGAGGGCCATTTATAGCTTCATACATATTTGCAGCCAATTCTGACTTTAAAATAGTGAAGCCTTTCTCCAACAGGCTACCTTCATGCTTCTCTAAAGCTGTTGCCAACTTATCTATAGCTTCTGTAGGGGATTGATGGCGTTTAATTTGTTCTAATAATTTGTTCAAATGCATAGTTTCAATTTATTTATTGATTAACACTAAATTGAAATGTATTGCAATTATTCTGATATGTGTATTACTCTAGTATCTAATACTTGAATTAGATCGTTAGAGTTTATAATTTGATATTTACTTATTTTATCTTTTTTAAAATCGAAGTGAATTAATCTTTGAAACCAATTCTTATAACGTCTTCTATAGACTTTATCTTCATATACAAATAAATCTTGATGATTTAGTATTTCCATAGTATGTGTGAACACGCTATCTTTTCTAGCCACCGTGATGGTTGTCAATTGATTTGGTTTTAGCTCTACACAGAAATCCTTTTCTTTCGAAGGGATTATTCTTACTGTGGTATCTCTAATTACGGTCTCAGTAGATGCTACTTGACGTAGTTGCTTATCTTTGATATTTAGCTTCTTTTGTTGATCTCTGGCGACCTTTATTAGACTATCATTAGAATTTTTAAAATCATTTACTGTCAATTCCAACAACCTTGCTTCATTTTTATTTTGATTTGCAATATTTTCCCATACTTGAGCATTATTCATTGCAATCCCTACTTGTTTATCTAAGTCATTTACTTTCTTAGCAAGTCTGACATTATTAAACAATAGTAAACTAAAAATAACAGCAATTGCTAATTTTACTTTGGAAAATATCATTTTATCTTTTTTACAAGTTTCTTTATCTTTGGTAAATCATCTTTTTCTATTGTAATATCCAAATACTTTTCTCCTTTGCTTCGTATGAATTTACTGAAGATCTTCCACGGTCCAGTGGGATCAATTGCTTGTAAATTTTCGATCATTGACCATAACTCAACTCCACAAACAATACCAGAAAATGCTTCTACTAAATGCATGTCAATTGACTTTACTATTTCTGTGTCCATAAGATGACAACAAGAAATTATCATTGCACAGTTTCCGAATTTCTTTAAAGTAGACCATAATCTTCTAGATTCAAACTTACCACCATGAGTAATTGATACTTTGGTGCCAAGAATTGCATCTATAAGTATAAATACACACACTACAACTATTACTGTCCATATTGGAGCAAAGAATGTAGATAACCAACCCATTGCACCAGATAGTAAACAGGCAACAAATTTAATCGGTCCGTCATTAACTAATTCTTTAAAGTAATTCACTGTAGCTACACTTTGAGCTGTTAATATAATATTGTTTAGTTTTTGTAACATTACAATAATTTGAGAGGATGTGATTGAAAAACAAAACGCTAACCAATACAAAATTAGCTAGCGTTCTGATATCTTTTGACAGTTTATTTAGTAAACGTCAATAAGGTTTAAAAGTTCTTTATTTATAAATTGACACTACCCTAAGTAATAGCGGTTATTTGTTCACTATTTGATCATCTTGCATTTGTTCATAAGCAATGAAATCTGAATCTACTTGTTCCTTCAATTCTTTTCTCTTTTGTAAGAAATCTTTGTAAATATCTATATAACTTTCATCTAATATCCCTAGTAATGCAGCATTATAGTCATTCAGTTTCTTTGCTTCAACATCTGTACCCCATAGTTCATTAATGCATGTTTCTAATATCTTATTAGCAGTTAATGTGGGCCATACAGTTACTTCATAATAGGAATAACCAATATATTCATTTCTTTGTTCCGTTTGTATATCCCATCTATATAAATAGTAACCATTACTATCTCTTTCTATTGTACTGGGTATTTTATCACTGTGTGTTCTATTCATATTATTCTGTAGTTGTAGTTATTTCAGTTGATTTATATTTTGGGAAAAAGCAAAGGCGTGAACTGCTATTACGAGACCCATCGGAAGGCGCAAGATTCGCAGCCACACAAGTGAGGCCCGCATCCAATGCACGGTCCGCATCACCGCCAACCCTCACCATCAGCATGCGGTTAATCGATGTATAGGTGTAGTAGTAGTCGCACCAGTAGGTAGAGGAGCTACCGCCAATCTCCGTGGTCACTATATCACCATCTTCTCCAAGCAACACCCTCTTGACATAACCGTTTGTACGGCAGATATTACCCTTCTTGTCATAGCCGATGTAAGAGGTGTCGCTGAAATTCGACGGGTCATCGGTAGTCCATAATATGGATAATCCCGCATCGCCTGTGGTAACCTGTATATTGGCCCCGTCAGTGTGTTTCCAGATATGACCGAACGGATTCTCTATACCACGATACCTGTTAGCCATCAATGTAGCATGAGTACCATCGGAAGCATTTTTCACCACATATGCCTTCTCTCCAGATCCATTACCAAATTCGTTAGTATAACCACATTGAATAAGTGGATTATTATTATTGAAATTTGTCCAATCTGTCATTTGTGTTGGACCGTTTCCTAACCCACCCTGTGAGAATCCATTAGCATCTTTTTGAGCATTAAATGGTTTTTGACTATTTAATGTAGCATATTCTACTGCAAATAACCAGAATAAGGTTTTATGTGCTCCATAGGTGTACATCTCCCAACCACTTCCACGTTTTCTTGCAGCTTGTCGGAATTGGTCTCGGGTGAGGTTGGTGACGGGGCGGCCGAGTAGGGAACGGTAGGTATCATCCCATTCAGCGGTGTTGTCACCACCTCTAAAATGAATTGAATTAGGATCACTTAATTTACTAGCTCCAGCCGCCGAACATAATAAATTATCGGTTCTATACATTCTGGCTTCATATGTTGAGATATAGAACTTATCTACATGTTTATACCCAGGTAATGGAATTTCGGACAACATCTTCCTAAATTTAGTGCCATTAAAATACAATTTATACCAATGTTCAGGTATCTCTGTCATAACGGCATAATCCAAATAGCTTCCACCCCATGAAAGCTCATTATCCAAATATTCTTTAACTCCACCATCTCTATCCAAAAGACACCTTCTCATCTTACTCTGCACCGGCAACTCCCTATGCAATTGCATATTACCTACTCTAACCCCATCAGGACTAGATGATGCAGTATCCCATTCAACACCGTATGCATATCTTTCTTCTAGATCTGGTATATCTTCCCAAGCTGGAGACCACTCGGTCGAAATGTCACCATATTCAAGTTTAATCTTATGGATGGTGGAAGTTGATGTGCCAGTTTTAGGAGAACTAAATACAACCATATGTGTATTATCAGCTACTGCATCTCCGATATTAGTAATCCATTTAAAAGTCTTACTGGCCTTCCCATTCACAAAGTCAGCCTTACTGAACTGAGCCATAGAACCTACTGCACCAGTAGAGTTATATATAGTGAACATTTCCTTATCATCACCCAATTCTCCAAAAATAGTCAATGTTACTTGTGTTCCTTTAGATATCGGTTCAGTTAGCCAATAATCAGCCATCTCATACTTGGAATTACTCACCTCCTTCCCCGATCCCAGCAACAGGTTCCTCCCGTACACGGGAAGCTTACGATACTTGCCATCATTCATTAAAGCTTTTGATCCGTCACCTGTAGTATGTATTATTACTTCCTTAACATTAGGATCAGTAGAATTATCTGTAACACTTGCCTGTATAGAAATTCCATCAGTTACCGGAATTAAATAATCATTATTAACCTGAGTTTCCACATCTAAATTCTGACGTATCCACATTTGTATAGAACAATGATTAACCCCCATAGTTTGTTGCGCATAAAACCAAATAGAATTATCACCATTGGTGTTATATCCGCCAAAAAGACTTGATATATACTCACCATTATCTCTAATTGGGAGTGTATTAACAAAACCGTTTGGAACCTTCTCTAGTAATGTATTATAGTCTTCTTGAGATATAGATGGAGTATCGCCGTTTGCCACTTTCATGAAGATGTCAAACACTGTACAATCCGCTAAATCAGCTTTAGTAGCTAATTTATCATCTACATATTTTTTGTTAACGTCTACGGTAGGTATGGTAGGTTTACCAGTAAGATCGTTGTAACTACCAGATGTAGCTACAGTAGCCAATATTGGTTTATTCAATATCAATGCATCTCCTTCTGTAGCATTCCAATCAGCATTAACATTTACTTCGGCACCAGCAGCAATGCCATTCAACTTTGTCTTATCTGAAGGTAACATCAAACCAGCTAAAGCTGTAGTAGATGCAGGAAGATTTAATTCTATATTTTCTACTACATTGGTTACTAAGTTCCTTTTATCCAGAGTAATAGAGATATCTGTTGCTGTAATGTTCTTAGTAGCAGCTTCAATTACTTCATTGATGTTTGTAACTTTAGTTTTATCTGCAGTAACATAATCATTAGTACTTAAACCCTTACCTTCTACTTTATCAACTTTAGTATCAATAGCATTATATACCTCAGTAAAGTCAACTTCTGGTATATTTACTACAGACCATACTCCATTCTGCCTAGCATATTGCTTACCATCTTTAGGTGCTTCTTCTACTAGTTCCCGACCATGATCACTACTTAAGTATGGTATTTTAACCCATTCCCCATTATATTTTACTTTAATTACCATAACTAGTTATTAAATATTTGTTTGCCAATTGTTTTAGCTTCTGTTCTAAGTGTTTGAAAAGATTGCCATTCATCATATCTGGTAATAGGTTGACTGCCACTAAGCAATTGTTCAACCATATTAGATTTTAATGCTGCTTCCTCATCTGCACTATATCTAGTTCTGATAACCTTACTTACGAAAGAATCATAAGTTGGTTCTTCATTGAATTTTAATTCATAATAAGCATAACCATGTATATCTTCAGAATTAACTTCTTCAATATCCCATCTAACTGCCCATTCATTCATTCCTAGGTATTCTATTACTTTAGGTATATTATCACCCTGTACTTTTCTTAACTCTATCATAATTATGCCTGCATTTTCTTAAATGTATCTGAATCAACTACAACGATCTTACCATAAAAGGCTAATCTTGCACCGATATCCGCCCCCGAAAACGAGGAAGCATCAACAGCATTAGCCACGAAGACCCCGCACCGAGAACCATCATTCGAAAGACCCGACCGTAGAAAGATTCTATTTGCTGTTGGATTAAACCAACGATAGTCAGAATAGTAAGTAGTTTCAGATCCACCATGTGCTGTAGGAACTACATCACCATATTTACCTTGAGCTACGGCTTTAATCCATCCATTATATGCTGCTGTTGCAGCTGGGTCAGGTTCGTATCCTACAACTCTGATATTAGTAGCACCTGCTGCTTCAAGCTCTGCTACATCCTTATCTGGGAATGAACCTCCATCATATACAACGTATTTACCTTTTAAAATGTTTATTCCTTGTACAAACTCCCACTTACTGTAATAGCAGTCTTCAAGTCCTAAGAAGTTAGTTGAATAGTATGATGTATCACTTGTAGTAGCCTTTTTACCATCTCTATTACCCAATATAATAGTTGCTCCAGTAATTCCATAATTATATCTTTTGGTTCCACCAGAACAAGGTATTGCTGAATTAGAAGTACTAATGTTAGTGGTCTTATAGTAAGCACAAAACATTCTAGCTATAGTAGCGTGAGATCTATAATCTCCAATACCCCATAAAGGGCCGTTTGACTTAGCTTGAGATACAAATGTAGCCATTGTTTGTGAAGCAGTAGACGTTACACCCCATGCAGACAATAAAGTTCCATCAGTATTAGTATAAGCCTCAAAAGTACCTAACAACATTTCAGGTTCTTCAATATAGTCACTATCAATTTGTTGTTCAGATATATAAGTTCTCCAAATACCAGGTGATCTTTCAACAGTCTTGTGATAGTATTTTGGGAAATGTACCATTCTATTTTCTTTTCTAGCAAATATAATATCAATAGCAGAACCATCAGGCCAATTAGCACTATTTTCTTCATTACAATAACTAATCAATGCAGCATCATCTCCATATGGTTTAGCAATACATCTCTTAAACTTACTTCTTAATGATTCAATTACATTTCTATTACCACCTGTTGCACATGTTGTGGATGAATTGTTTTCATCATTTTCATACCAGTATGCTAGAGTATCTTCTAGATTAGAAGTATCTACTAATGTTTTATAATACCAGGTTCCATTATAAGAACCGAATAATATGGAGCTTTTATTAATTAAATTTACTTGACCTGAACAATATTTTGGTAATCCTGTTGTGTTATCTTTTCCATCATTAGCATAAAGATTCAAAACACACCACCCCGAGACAGCAGGAGTAATCTCTCCTTGTAGCAATACATGGGAAGTTTCATCCGTATAATTGTTTATTGCCCATTTACATAATGCAATCAAAAAATCCTCTGTCGGATAGCCAACTGTCTCATAATCTGATCTTAATAAACCCTGACTTATTAAATCAGTTATTTTTGGAAAATTAATATATAATGCAAGATCACCATTTTTATATCCGGCATGGTATCCATCTAACAAATCAGCATCTAACCCGCTACCTGAACCATCATTACCAGCATGCCACACTTTATTACCTTTGTAAAGAAACCTATTTTCTCCTACTGCTAAATTATTAGCAATTTCCCAAGGAGAAGTTCCCCAACCAATATATGCATGAGTACGTGTATATTCAGATCCATTATTTGTAATCATAGAACCAAATGAATATGTAACCTCCTCATTTACATCATAAAACCTCAAAGCCGACGCCGACCCACCCGAAGAAAAACTATGAACCTGTGCAAGCTGCGCTCCTTGTAATTTTAAATTACCATTCATAACGTCCCCGGACTTCTTAACATATCTAGCATCGCTAGTATCTTGAGTCATTGCAGTAATACCTTTAGCAAATGCAATTTTAGTACCATTCTTTGTAGCAGCAGTAATTACATTACCTGTACCGGTTACTTCAATTGTCTCAAGTTTATTTGCTTTTATATTAGTAATATCCTGAGTAATTGTAGAATCATCGTAATTACTCAACCCATCAAGTTTAGTCTTATCAGCAGCAGACATTGCACCAGCTTTACTAGTAGTAGCTTTATCAATAGTTATTGCACTACTATCTGCTGTACCTGTTGTAGGATCTTTCTTTTCCAGAGTAATAGCAACAGCATTAGCATCAGCAGTAGCACCTGTAGCATTAGACACATAACTACCTAAGTTAGTTACTTTCTTTTTATCTTCAGCTGTATAGTCTTTAGTAGATAAACCTTTACCTGCTTCCTTCTTTACAAATAACTCATCGGCTTGTGCTTGACTATAACCATCAAATGTAAAGTCATAGTTTTCACTGGGATCTAACCACATGATCTCTTCCTCAGTAGGTTCAGTATCTGAGATCTTAATATCCTCTGGTATAGTTACATTCTTATCTACAGCATTCAGAAGTACCCTTTTGGTAATGGTTTCAATCTTATTGACTTGTGCACCTGCTTCAATACCCTGTAACTTTGCAAAGTCTTCTTTAGACATCAAACCATTAGCTGTCAATGATGCTAATTCAGCAGTACCACCTAATGCATCCCAACCTTCACTTGTCCATGCGTAGTTAGTATCGTTCTTACGAACATTCCACACATCACCAATTACATTACCTTCAGTAGGCAAATCTTCAATCGTATCTACAGATCCTTTGAAAATATATACAGAAGTAAATTTACTATCTACTTGGGATTTATTATAGTAATTGTTAGCAAGATCATCTGCTACTACCTTTATGTTAGCATCAGTTTGATCCTTAGTATAGTACCTAGTATCATGAGTATGAGTAGTTACTTCACCTATTAATACAGCTTCAATGGCTGCTTTACTAAGTTCAGCATCTTTACCGGGTTCTCCTTGAGGTCCTTGGAATCTACCCATGTTAACCCATTCTGTACCATTCCAAAAGTATAAGTCTGTACCAACAATATAAGAATCACTAAGTTGTGGATCTACTATAGTATCTAAATCTTCTGGACTATCAAGACTACCTTTTAATACAATACCTGAGGATGGCCAACCAGTATTTACATATACATCATCAACTTCATCCCAAAGATACCAATAACCATCATCTCCTACTTTGGGAGGATTGTCTGCATATTCTTTAGCTCTATTAGCCTGAGTATTAGCATTATTGGCAGCAGTAGTTGCATTTGTAGTAGCCTGTTGTGCAGCTGTTTTAGCCTCATTTACGGCAGTTATAGCATCAGCTGTATTCTTTTCCCTTGCAGCCTCTTGAGTCTCTCTAATCGCCTCATTTGCCTGTCTAGTGGCTTCATTTGATTCCCTTTCCTGTTCTGCTGTATCACGAGCTGTTTCAGCTGCTATTCTAGCATCTTCGTTATCTACACGTTCTGTTTCAGCTGCAACTCTTCCTTCTTCAGAACTGATTCTTTTTGTTTCTTCCTCAATCCTTTTCTGCTCATTTGTGTTACGTTCAGCTTCAGCAGAAGCTCTTAATGTCTCTGCACTAGCTCTAGAACTTTCAGCAGATATACGATTAGCTTCATTAGTTTTACGAATATCCTCTTCAGACCTTCTGGAGTTCTCTGCAGCAATACGCTCATTCTCAGCAGTTACCCTTTTAGACTCTTCTGCTTTCCTACTGTCTTCATTAGATATACGTGTATTCTCATTACTTACTCTGGTATTTTCAGCATTTACTCTACCTTGTTCCGCAGTAACACGTAATGCTTCTGCTTCTTTAACAGCTTTTTCAGTAGCTTCTACTTGTGCTTTAGCATCCAATGCTTCTGCTGCTGCATCTAATGCAGGTTGTTTTAATGATTGCACCCATTCCTCTTCAGTACCTACAAAACCATGTTTTACTGCAACTTCATATGCTGACCAACCTTGAATACCTTGCATACCAGATAAGTCAACAATGAACTTCCAACCTTCTTGAGTCTTTAAGTAAACTTTAGCATCATCAGGATCTTCTACATTATTAGTATTAATAAGTACATACTCACCTAACTTTACATCAGCAGTACCCCAATCAGCTTCCATTGCTTCAACTGAAGGATATTCCTTTTTATAAGTAAAAGCATCACCAATAGCAGCTATACCAGTATTAATATATTGTTTAGTATCATAGTCATAGATCCACCAATCATTATCTACGATCTTTGGTGGATTACTAGCAATCTCTTCAGCTTTATCAGTAGCAGCTATTGCATCGTCAACTATACCTTCAATTTCTTCTACAGCTTGGTTAGCTTTATCTGCAGCTTCATTTGCTTTGTTAGCTGCTTCTAGTGCAGCAACAGCAGCATCTTCAGATGCTTTACTTAAGCTATCAATCCAATCTTGTTCACTACCTTTAAAACCTAATTTAACTGCAATATCGTAAGCACTAAGACCACGAGCTTCTATACCTGTATCTACATATACTTTATTGATAGGATCATAAGTAAACCAATGATCATTCTCACCTATATACGGAGTCTCTGCAGTAGCTTTTACTCCAGTATCTCTATTGTCTACCCACCAGTTGCCATTAGAACCAATAAATGGTGGTACATAGTCATCTTTACTTACATCAAAGAGTACAACCCATTTTTCTATATCACGATTGTAAACTTTAATTATTCTACCTTTTGAATCTGCTCCCAAGTCAACCCAGTACCCAACCTGATCTGGATTGGGTACGGTTATACTTGCAAACCATTCATAATATACATTATTCTTAACCATTGTAATAGTTATTATTTAGTTCTTTTGCGTTAGCATATTGCCACGGTCCTATTTTTGTAAACCCTTTTTCTGCTTGTATTTGTGAGTAGATGTTCTCAATTTTTTCATACATCGACATACCCTCATCATTCAACCTATTAGTTGCATTTAAAACCATTATTTTATCTGCAAGATAAATTATTTCATTTTCAGTAAATTCATAGTTTTGGGTAGTTTCTAGATCCAAGGCGCCACTAAACTGTGTATATACATTACCATCTACACCAGTATATTGACTAATTCCTTCAAGCTCCTCTTCTGTAAAGTCAACTTTTTGTTTAATAGACTCTTTTGTTTGTAAATTAACATAAGAATCATATTTCCAAAGTAAGTTGTATATTATAATTGCTCTTTCCTTTAAATTAAGTTCCATATTATCCTTCTATATATAAATATCCACTATTACTTACCCTAACATTAAAACTAGTATCACTAGACTCCAAACCGTAATTTTTTAGTTGAGTTAAAGTAGGTAACTGAACAAAATTGACAATAGTTCTTTCCATATTGTTTGAATCTCCGAAGTATCTACTTTCTACAGAAAAACCAGATCCCCATCCTGAATTAGTATAATGTTGACAATTTAACCAACGTTGTGGGGTATTACTATATCTAGCAGATCCATTATATAATATGAGAGTAAAGCCATTTGTAGCACCTTCTCTACTATTCAAAGTATTCAATACTACTGCAGGACATGTTTGCCCAGTAGTTGCTGGAATTGCTGATAAACCAAAACCAACAGCAGCAGAAGGAATTCCATAACTACCATACATAGTCATAGTAGGGGATAATGTGAACTTGTTTCCATAACTGTCTGAATTAGAACCTGTCATTCTACCTCCCGAAATATTAAATCCTCCTACAGTACCACCTACTGCATTTAGCTTTGATGTGTAACATTGACCGCTAGTATCTACTCTAAACGGTGCAGATCCAGGTGAAGATGCCGCATTAGATCCTATTGCTAAATGAATTTTACTTGTAACGGCAGCAGTTGTTC